TATATTTGCCACAAACTCAGTGAACGTGCGCACCAAAGGTGACATCAATCTACATGCTGACCGAGATATCAACATGTTTGCTGGACGCTCAATAAAAGCCAAATCTCGCAGCACATTTCAAATTGAAAGTGACCTCACCATTTCGTTACGAGCACAACAGGATATCACCTTGTACAGCACTGGCACAGTTGGTGTCAAGGCTGATGGTGTGCTAACGCTGAACTGTGCGTCGGGATCCTGGGGCGCACCCGGGGCACTGGTACTTGATGGCGGTACACTTGATTTAAACGGCCCCAAGGCAGGCAAAGTAAAGGCCGCTGCACCCATAACAAAAACTGTGTTTGATGATACCAAATTCAGCACCAGCAAAGGCTGGGAGGTCAGTGCCAACAGTCTGGAAAGTGTGGTGAGTCGAGCTCCCACTCATGAGCCATACCCGTCACACAACAAAGGTGTTGATGTAAAAGTGGCATTTGAAGACGGCAAACCCACACCGCCTCCGGGCGCAACACCAGTGCCAGCCGGCGTAGAGATACAGGCAAAATAACATGGGCAATTTTACATTCAACCTTGATAGTTTAAAATCCTCTGCTGGTTCTTCTGCCACTAGTTTTGAAACTTCATTAAATTCAAAAACAAAAGATGAAGATCTCAAATATACCGGCACTGATACTATAGCCTGGGACAGAGTGAATGGTGAACGACTTCGTCGTGGCCTACCCGGTTTGGCTAGTCTAGGATATCCGCGCCCTCCTGAAGATACCACTGCTGCACCCGCTGGCTCTCAGAGAGGCGGCACAGAGTTTGCCACAACACCAACCACAACACCAGACGGGTCGGCAAAAGTATTTGACGTCAAAGGTCCTCCTGGTCTTACTCGAGAACAAGCATTTGATATTTTTAAAAAACAAGCCAACGCCGGCGGACTAGTAGGATTCAAATCTGGTGATGTACTCAGCGCAGCGACACAAGCAGCAGACGGATTACCAGGTGCTCAAGCCCTGGTAGCTCAGGCGCAAGCTGGACTTGGTTCTGCACTGGGGTCAGCATCCAGCGCACTGGCTCAAGCTGGCGGCGCACTAGGCGGCAGTCTAGCAGGCACAGCAGCAGGGCTAACAGCATTGGTAGGACCAGCAGTGTCTTCCATCAGCGGAGTTGGTTCTGCCTTGGTAGGAGCCGCTGCCAAGGCTGGCAGTGTTGCAACGTCAGCACTACGAACAATCAACACGGCATTGACAACAACACCCCTGGGCGCAAGTCCAATCAACGTTGCCAATTTTGCCAAAACCATACCAGCTGTAAATAGTATAGGTCCCATAACTGCATCACAGGTCACCGGAATATTAGCACAGGCTAAAAATCTAGTAGCACAATCAGCCAGCACAATCAGCAACGCCAAGGGCATTGGTGAGTATGGTCTAAACATTCAACAGCTTGAAACTGCTGGCTATGTCAAACCTGGCATCAGCAATTTGCTCACACAAGGCACCAGTAGTCTAGCAGCAATTGCAAAAAGTCCCGCAAGCTGGACTGGAAAAGATGGCATACAAGGGCTAAGTGGACTGTTGGCTAGCCCGTCCACTCAGGGCTTGATACAGCAAGATCTCATGGCCAAAGGTGTGGCTGGCCTGGCCGCAGTGGGAATACCAGTCAGCAATTTATCTGCACAAGGTCTTGCAGGCATGGCACTAAATGCTGCCAAGAGTCTGCCCAATGCTGAAGCGTTTGCCAAAGGCCTGCCTATACCTGGAGATGCAACAGGTGCTGTCAAAGCAGCCATGAACACCGCAGTCCGCGATGGCGCATTTGCAGTCAACCTAGTAGCTGCCAAGATACCAGACACTTTCAAAGACGCAAAAATACCTATACCGGCAACCGACACTGTGAGTAGAGCCACAGTAGATGCTGCCAGCAGTCGTATTGCCGGCAATGACAAAATACCGCCGGTCAACTATGGTCCACCTGCTCCTGTTACTCCTGGTGAGTTTGAAACCCAACTGAGAGGAGTTCTGACACTTCAAAGTGCAGTTGTGAAGTTGGTGAATGCTCGCGCAGTATTTTTATCTAACCTAAGCGAAAAAGTTGCTGCCCTGGAAAATCAAGCAACAATAACAGAAAGTGAATGGGCAGCCGCCGACGCTGAATACCAAACAGAAAAGACCAACTATAATGCCGCCGTTATTCCAAAAATAGGTGATTATATTCGCGCTAGGCTTTCATCAGAAGTTCGAGTGCAGCAAGTCACAGCCGGTGATTTCAAGGTCTTTGACACCGGCGCACTTGAAGTTGTAAAACGTGGCAAAGATGTGAAAGAACGCATTAGTCAATTGCAGTTCAAAATTGAAGGTCGCAATGCATAAGCACCGATAAATACACTATGGCACAAAAATTCATTGGCTTTAACACTCAAGGGCAATACAAAAAATTTACTCTCACAGACTTTGAACTGATCAAACGTGACCTGCTGAATGCGTTCAACATTCGTCAGGGTCAGTTACCTGGGCGCCCTGCCTACGGCACAGTGCTCTGGGACTTTTTGTTTGAAAATCAAGTGGAAGCATCGCAGCAGGCAATAGAACGAGAAGTGCAACGTGTGGCCGGTGGCGACCCAAGAATTTTTATCAGTCAAGTTGTGACCTTCCCACAAGAAAATGGTATCCTGATTCAGGTAGAGCTTACTGTGATCCCGTCTACAGATGCCGAGCGGCTGAGTATTTTCTTTGATCTGCAACAGCGCAGTGCCTCCTATGTATAACTAAGCCGTTTTTGTTGCCGCTAAATAAACAATAGAGGCGTATTAAGAATGGCAACAACAACTAGACAAACAGCGATATTCGGGGTCGAGGACTGGAAACAGATCTATCAAACCTATCGCGAAGCAGACTTCCAGAGCTATGACTTTGAGACTCTTCGCAAGAGTTTTGTTGATTACTTGCGCCTGTACTATCCAGAAACATTCAATGACTACATTGAAAGTTCAGAATACATTGCCTTGCTGGACGTTATTGCGTTCATGGGTCAAGCTCTTGCTTTCCGCACCGACCTAAACACTCGTGAAAATTATATGGACACTGCTGAACGCAGAGACAGTGTCACTCGCCTGGCCAATCTAGTAAGTTATACCGCCAAGCGCAACATAGCAGCACAAGGCCTACTCAAGGTATTTTCAGTCACCACAACTGAAAATGTTGTGGACTATCAAGGCGTAAATCTTTCCAACATCACTGTGAACTGGTCTGACCCAACCAATCCTGACTGGCAAGAACAGTTTACCACAATCATCAACAGCAGTCTAGTGGATACTCAACGTGTGGGTCGTCCAGGCAACCGTCAGACCATTCTGGGTGTGCGTACAGATGAATATGCAGTTAACCTGGTGCCAGGATTCTTGCCCATAGTGCCTTACACCGCTGTGGTTGATGGTGTTACCATGCCTTTTGAGGTCATGAGCTCAACATCTGTGGGTGCCACATATCTATATGAGCCTCCGCCAAGAGCTAACCAACCATTCAACATCTTGTTCCGCAATGATCAACTGGGATTCCAGTCAGCCAACACCGGCTACTTCTTTATGTTCAAACAAGGCGTGCTGCAAAACCAAGACTTCAACCTGGCTGAAAAAGTATCAAACCGCACAGTAAACATCAACATTGAAGGCGTCAACAACGAAGACCGTTGGTTGTTCCAGTTGGACAATGTGGGCAGTGTGAGTCGTGAGTGGAACTATACCGAAAACATCTATGCGGCTGCCGCAGAACAAGTGGGCACAACACTGCGACCGATCTACACAGTGACATCCAGAACCAATGATCAAATCACCATGGTGTTTGGCGATGGGGTGTTCTCAGAAATTCCAGTGGGAACATATCGTGCGTATGTTCGTGCATCCAACGGCTTGCAATACATCATCAACCCTGAAGAAATGCAGGCTGTGACTGTTCCTATCAGTTACATCAGCCGCAATGGCAACCTTGAGACCATGACATTCACTTGTGGTATCACAAGACCAGTCAGCAACAGTCAAGCTCGTGAAAGCATTGACGCCATCAAGCAACGTGCGCCTGCTAGATACTACACACAGAATCGCATGGTCAACGGTGAAGACTACAACCTGTTTCCTTACACACAATACAATTCAATTGTGAAAAGCAAGGCTCTGAACCGTGCATCAATTGGTACCAGTCGTTATCTTGACCTTGTAGACAACACAGGAAAATATTCCAGCACCAATACCTTTGGCAGCGACGGTGGACTATGGAAACAGAATATTCTGCCCACAATCTTGTTTGCCTACACCAATAGAAATGAAATTGCAGACGTGGTCACCAATCAGGTACAGCCCGGCATTGGTGAAACCACCATGCGGCAGTTTTACTATGAGAACTTTCCCAGAGTCACAGCAACCACCCTGCCCACATACGGGTCAACCACCTGGGTCACCGGTGCCACCTGGAATCAAAGCACAACACTGGCCAATGAGACCACTGGCTATTTTAGAAACGCAATAACATCAGCCACCTGGCCCAACGGAACTCCGATACCAATTGGCTCCACAACCACAACAGCATTCAAATACGTGGCTGTAGGCAGCCTAATTAAATTTGTTGCACCATCAGGCTATTACTTTGACAGCAACAACAAGTTGCAACAAGGCACACCAAGTCGCGCTGACGAAACACTGGAAATCTGGGCCAGTCCATTGAGCATACAAGGCGACGGCTACAACAACGGCCTAGGCAACTTGAGTTCTGGTTCAGGACCAGTTGCACTCAACAACTTTGTACCTTCGGGCGCACTAGTAGACACTATCATTCCGCTGTTTGTTACAGACCTGCCACTCAGCCTGGAACAGGCCATGGCTGAACAAATTTTGTTGAATCGCAACTTTGGTATTGGCTATGACAACAACGGAGATATCACAGGTACACCATATTCGTGGTACTTGATCACCAGCACAAATCTGGCAGCAAACACTACATTTAGTCAGGCCAATGCAGGCTCAACTGCAGGGACTAATCAAGATGCTTCCTGGTTGGTGCAGTTTGTGGTGCAAAATCAAAACTACACAATCACATTCCGCGGCCTGGCCTACTACTTTGGATCAGTGCTGCAGACTCGCTTCTTCTTCTATGATGGCGCACAAGTCTACGACAGTCGCTCTGGAACTGTGATTAAAGACTATATCAACTGCTTGGCGGTAAACACACAACCTGACTCAACTGATCATTTGCCCGGCGATATCTTTATGACTATTACCGGACAGCCAGTTGAGAGCGACGGTTATGTTGATGACTTCCAGGTCCTGGTGGGATTCCGTGACAGCGACAATGACGGCGTGCCAGACAACCCAGACTTTTTCTCTGAGATTGTGGCCCCCACAGTAGACAGCACTCAAAAATACATATATCTGCAAAAGACTGTGGACTTTGATAATCTTCAAAGATACCTGCTGGTAGAATCTGGTCGTGTGACCAGTGACTACGCTACACTGGACGATATTGAATTGGTCAAATTGGCCTGGAGTCCAGGACAAGTATTCTACGCCTACACTGATCAAGCATTCTACGAACTCAGCATTGGTACCACAGGATTGCGAACACTCATAGATGTGTCCGCTGAATGGACTGTTCGAACCGGGCGTCAAGATTTGTATTATCAATACCGTCACAACAGTCCACTGACCAGCAGAATTGATCCAGGCACAACCAATATCATTGACTTGTACGTTGTGACCTTGTCTTACTACACAGCATACCAAAACTGGATTCGTGACACCACAGGCACAGTGATTGAGCCAGATGTGCCCAGCATCGACGAACTGTCAACAGCATATCAAAAACTACAAGATTACAAAATGCTGAGCGACAACATTGTGTTGAATTCAGTGGTATTCAAACCCTTGTTTGGTGAAAAAGCCGCATCTAATCTGCGAGCCACTATCAAGGTCATACGTGCATCAAACAGCACAGCCAGCACTAGTGAAATCAAAAGCGCAGTGGTAGCGGCCATGAACACATATTTTTCCATTGACAAATGGAACTTTGGCGATACTTTTTACTTCTCAGAATTGGCGGCATACTTGCATCGAACACTTGGAACAATAGTCAGCTCAGTGGTCTTGGTACCACTTGATCCACAGAAATACTTTGGTGATCTGTACGAAATACGTTCAGCGCCCAATGAAATATTTGTAAACGGCGCAACCAT